CTCGCTGCCGGTGGATTCGCCCGCCTTGCGTGCCGCCTCCGCCACCCGTTCGCCAAGCTTCGGTGCCCCCTGGCCGATGAGTCCCTGCGCACCTTCGGCGATCTCCTTGAAGTTCACGCCGAACAGGTCCGCACCCGATTCCTTGCGGTCCTTGAGGATGCTGGCGAAGTTGGTTTCGATGTCACCGGCTTCGAAGCCGAGCAGTTCGTCCATCCCCGGGATCTTGAGTAGTCCCTTGAGCAGGTGGGCGATCACCCATTCCATGCCCGCCTGGAGATAGACGATTGGCGTCTGGAACGCGTTGAGCAGGGCCGCGCCGAAGCCGCCCACCAGCCCGAGCAGCGTGGTGCCGAGGCTCTTCCACATCACGCCGTCGGTGATGAGGTTCCAAAAGAACTCGATGGCCGTGCGGAAGCCGTTGACCAGCGCGTTCACGCCGACTGCGAACCCGAGTTGCAACGCGGAGGAAACCAGCCCGAGGATCTGTCCGCTCTTGAACGCGGCGATGATGAACATCACGGCGTCCTTCACGCGATTGCCAGCTTCGGTCGCGAGAGGAGTGAGCTTCTGAACGAGACTGATCGCCTGCTCGACCAGGGGCCGGATAGCGTCGTTGATCGGCTGGCCGAGTGTCAGGAACACTTCGTTGATCGTGTCCTTGAGCGTCGAGAACAGGCCGGAAGTCGTCTTGCTCTGTGCGTCCATCATGCCGGAAAAGCGGCCACCCTGGGAAGTCATAGAAGCGAAAGCCTGCTCGATGGCCGGGAAGCCGACCTGGCCGGACTCGACCAGCTTCTTCACCTCAGAATCCGACACGCCAAATTGCTTGGCGAGCTCCTGAATGATCGGGATGCCGCGGCCGGTGAGCTGGTTAATGTCCTCGGCGAAGAGCCGCCCTTGGACCCGCGCCTTGCCGTAGAGTTCCGCGATCTCGTTGACTGGGGCCTGCACGCCCGCCGACACGTCCCCGATCCGGCGGAGAGTTTCTGGCACCGAGTCGGCGGATTCACCGAAGGCGATGAGCTTGCGGCCGGCATCCGCCAGTTCAGGGAACTCGAATGGTGTCTTGGCGCCGAGTTCGCGGAGCTTGCCGAGGGTTTGCTCGGCCTTGGCCGCGTCGCCGATCAGCGTGGTGAAGGCGACCTTGGTCTGCTCGAAGTCGGCGGCGCTGTTGACCGCTTTCATGCCGACACCCACCGCTGCGGCCCCGCCGGCCATCGCCGCGCCGATGGATGCCTTGAACGCGGTCCCGGCGAGACTGAAGCCCTTCTGCAAGGCGGCAGCACCGCCCCTGCCAAGTCCAGCCAGTCCCGCGCCCGTGAGTCTGCCCATCCTGCGGGCCGACGCGCCGACCAGTTCGGTGGCACCGGCCATGGCACGCTTCAAAGCGGTGATGTCGGCTCCAAGGGTGACTGTCAGGGCGCTCATGCGCCGGATGGGGCGTCAACTCTCGCTCCGGCACCGAAGCCCTTCGTTTCTGCTTTGTCCCTCACCTCCGACTCCAGTCTTCGTCCCTGAGCTGCTTGTCTTGTTATTCGGATGGAACTAGGGCGGGGCGGAAGCCCACGGTGAGGCCCCGGTAGTTCTGGCTGCGCTTGTCCCGGTTGGCCGCGCGGCAGCCATCGGCGCCGTGGTTCCACGAGCCGCCTCGAAGCACGCGGCGGACGCCCGATGAAGGCCCTAATGGATCAGTGCCGCCCTGCAGCTCATTGTCATACCAGTCCAAACACCACTCCGACATGTTCCCGTGCATGTCGTGAAGTCCCCATGCATTTGGTTTCTTCGTGCCGACGGGGTGGGTCTTAATTCCGCTGTTTTCATCATACCATGCTACTTCATTGATCGAACCGCCTGAAAATGGACCCTTTTCTCCTGCACGACACGCACACTCCCACTGTGCTTCGGTTGGTAAGCATACTTTCCAGCCAGCAGGAATCTCATCGCTCTCATTCACCTTCTTGATGAACTCCTGCGCGTCAAACCAGCTTACGTTCTCCACAGGAAGGTTATCTCCCTTAAATTTGCTAGGGTTACTCCCCATCACTGCATGCCATTGCTCTTGAGTTACCTCGGTCTTTGCCATCCAGTAGGCCTTGCTAAGGGTTACGCATAACTCATTTTCGTCGTCAGAATGACCGTCTTCCGTCGACGAACTTCCCATCGTAAAAGATCCTGCCGGACAAAAGGCAAAGCGCATGACCATCTTTCGATCCAAAGGCAAATCCAAAGTCGATCCTACTTGCCCAGAGCCAATTTCCTCGGTTAGCTTGGCTTTTGCTTCTGCGGCTTGCTGCTCGGCCTTGGCCTTTGCTTCTGCGGCTTGTTGCTCGGCCTTGGCCTTTGCTTCTGCGGCTTGTTGCTCGGCCTCGGCCTTTGCTTCCGCGACTTGTTGCTTGGCCTTGGTCTCGGCCTCTAAAAATTGCTTGTGTTTGTTTTTAGCTCTCAGCCCTGTGATTGAAGTTCCAATCAATGTCAATGCCGCGATGGCAACATTGATGTAAAAAAGTAATTGATTTTGTTCTTGTTGGGCTTGCAACCCAATAATCAAAGTCACAATAACTGTGAACACGGCAATGACTACAATGATGTAGATGAACTGCTCTACGTCAGCGCACTTCTTGCAAGTATTCACAGTGTTGATCAAATCAGTTTGGGGAACACGACAAGTGCATTTTCTGCAATTTACGAAACGCGCTGCGATTTGAGACTTCAGTTTTTCCACCTCAGTTTCACGTCTTCTTCTTTTCTGTCTGTAGTAATCCGCATCCTGAGGCTTATATGGTAAACCATCCACCCATGATACATCAGATGAGCAATGCTGGCATTTAGAGTTTTGTCCTGGAAGCAACCCTCCGCACCAGGGGCATTTTCGATTCTTGGGGATGCTTTGCTGTTGATTCTGCGAGTTGATCATTCTTTGCCGCTGCAGCATCGCTGCAATCGCTGCTTGATCTTGAAAATCATTGGGATCGTAACTCATTTTATAAAATCATCAAAACATGAATAAAAATGTCAAGTCTTTTCAGTTGCTAATCAAGGATAGACGGACTCGCATGCTGCTGGATACACTGAGCACAACTTTCAATCCTGGAGCGGTGAGGCTTGCCATCTTCTTAGCAGAAGCAGCGACCAGCTCGGTGGCACCGGCCATGGCCCGCTTCAACGCGGTGATGTCGGCTCCGAGGGTGACGGTCAGGGCGCTCATGCGCCGGCAGTGACGTCAACTCCCAGCGACCTCTTGGATCGTTCTGCACTGCGGGAAAGATGCCCGTGTCTGATCGGAACCGCCCTACGGAGCCGTAAACAGGGTGGTGTGGGACCGGGGAGTTAACTACTCCCCGGAACCCGATTCGCTTTCTGTCATTCTGAGTCGATGTCTTCCCGATCACTCTCAGCCTGATGAGCGAGGTGTGTGCCTCATCGACTTCGAAAAAAGTAAGATCAATGATCGGCCTCAAAGAGATAGTGGTCAAATCTGAATACATAAATATACGCTCTACTTCAGTATTGCTAGGCATGTTCGTAAGCGGCAACCAACCCTCTTTGGTATACATCTTGGCTCTCCATTCAATCTAAGATGCATAGAGGGCATCAGAGTCACACCATTGCAGGAATGGATCTACCTCAAGGAAACCCAAAGTAGCACCCTCCGAGACGAGTCGGTTGGTGATTTCCCTGAATAGTTTCCGACCCCAGCCACGCCCTTGCTTGCTGATCGGAACAGCAATAAACCACGCCCTGCCAATGTTAGCCCGAGAAACATTATCAGGGATCTTCCGGAAAAAGTGATCTGGATCACCTCTTCGGCCATTGAAGAGGAACTTTCCAATGTGATCAGAATTGATTTGGGTCTCGTAGCTCAGAGAGCCAACTGGATCAGAGTCAGCTGTGCGCCCTTCTAGGTATTTTATCATCTTTTTAGCGAGCGTTCGTCATGGCCGACGCGCGTATCGCATTGGGTCCATGACATGTTTTGCATTTTACCATGGAGACTTTTCTTTTCGAAAAACGACGGCACCTTCTGAGAAGTCATTCTTTGCTGTAAGGACAACGAAATAGTCCTTTTCTCCATTTTCGATTACCTCGCACTCCCAAAGAGTGTGAGACTGCCCAACTAGTTTTAAGCCTTCGGTAATAGTAGGTGCGATGAATCCATTTTCTTTAAGGAATGTCTCCAGTTTTTGGGCATCCTGATTTTGATCAACCCTTGCCTTAATCTGAAGTGGGTCAAGAGCCTTATATGCCTCGGCATTCTTGGCTGGTGCTTCGTCGTATATCTCTTTTAGTTCATTCATTGTTTGTTTTTGTTGTGTTGTTGCGTTCTGACCCTGACTTCCTAGTGTTACTCTTAAATTCGCTTCAATTACCGTGCTGTCGATAAGTGTCTTGGTATTGTTTCCAGATAGATTTTCGCCAAGCTTTCCAATGATCGACTGCACGGATCTTGGTTGAAGTGAAGGAAGTCCAGACTTAATATTTAGTGTGTAGCTGCCAGCGGGTAACGCGGAGCCTCTGTTTGAATAGGGGCCCGCTGAGAACACTCCTGATTTCACTGAAAATTTACCCTGCCCAGAGTATGAGCTGTCTGCTGAATTTAATGTGCATAGTAATGTCGTGTCATCTGGCAGGTTGGCTTTTACAGTGATCGTTGCCCCTGTGGCGTTTATTGACTGCACCGAGAATGCTGGTTCAAGTGCCAGAGCCTGAGATGCTGCCATTGCGAAAATAAGTGTGAGTAGGTTTTTCATATTGTTTGCGAACAGTGTAATTATGTCGCGCGCTGCATTTGCCCTGTAAAAGCAGCATGCCGCATAACCCGGGAAAATGCGGCGTGATAGCGCGCTTTTTTGCGTGGTCCCGTTCTGAAAAAGGAGCTTCTGCGGTGTGACTGCTTCATGAAGTTCTACCGATGAATAGCAGGGGCAAACGTCGTTCCGCAAGCCGGGAATCCCGCCTAGTCATGATGGGCGGGATTCCAGCCTCTCCGCAGCGCCTCCAAGTGCTCCCGAAGGGAGGGCATCCCGGTCTTGGTCTGACTCCAACTCGTCCTCACCCCGTTCCGCCGCAGCAGGCAGTGCTGATACTGCGCCAACCGTGCCAGCGGCATGAACAGGATCCGCTCCTCGGTCCAGCCGGTTTCGGCGGCGACGGCGAAGACTTGGGCGGCTACGAAGCCGGGTTCGTCGCAGGCGGGGGCTTTTTTCCGGCCAGTCCCGACACGGGATCGACCTGGGCCGCCTCCAGCTCACGGCTCTGTGCCTCCAGGCGCTGGAAGGCGGTCTGGAAATCCTCCGGGGTCAGCCCGCCGCAGAAGATCAGGGCGGCTTCCCGGAATCCCTGGTCGTGGAACGAGGCGCGGACGACCTCGGGCCACGGGGCGCAGTGGGCATAGACGAAGCCCATGATCGAGGA